TTTCGAGACGGCTTCTGGCGCGCTATCCACCCCCGGCGCGAAGATTATCATGTGCGGCAACCCGACCCGCTCGGATGGGTATTTTTACGACGCCTTTCATAGTGACCGCGAGAAGTGGCACTGCATGACTGTGTCGTGTGAGGACGGCGACTATGTCGATCCGAAGTTTATTACGGATATGGCCGAGAAGTATGGCGAGAGTAGCAACGTATTCCGCGTGAGATGTTTGGGTGAATTCCCTACGCAGTCAGACGACGTGCTGTTGCCGCTGCATTTGGTAGAGGATGCGACGCACCGCGACGTAGAGGCTGGGCCGACCACGCCGGTCACTTGGGGGCTCGATGTTGCCAGATTTGGCTCAGACCGCTCAGCGCTTGCGAAACGGCAGGGAAACGTGCTGATTGAGCCGATCAAGACGTGGCAGAACAAGGATTTGATGGAGTTGGCCGGAATAGTGCTTGCGGAGCATGACGCGGTGCCGTATTCAATGCGCCCGCAGGCGATTTATATTGACGCAATCGGTCTCGGGGCGGGTCTAGCCGACCGGCTGCGAGAGCTAGACTTGCCAGCCGTCGCCGTCTCTGTTTCCGAAACTGCATCCTTGAAGGACCGATTTAATCGTCTGCGGGACGAATTATTCTGGTCTGCGCGCGAATGGTTCGAGGCGCGCGACTGCAAGATACCGCAGGACGACACGCTGATCTCGGAGTTGACCGGCATTCGGTATAAGTATCTGTCCAGCGGCAAGCTCAAAATCGAAGGTAAAGACGAGATGAAGAAGCGCGGCCAGCGTTCGCCTGACGTGGCGGATGCGTTTGTTCTGACGTTTGCGGCTCAGGGTGCGGTTGCCGGGGGTTATTCGAGAGGTTACAATAGCAACCGAGTAGTCAAGCCGAAAACGAACTGGGTGGTGTGATGGACAGATTTACGCAGTCTCTGCTTGGTCAAGGCGACTACGCAGACGCTGGCATGATTTTGCCTCTGGCGCGCGCGCCCGATGGTGAAATTCTGTTCTCTTTCCCGCAGGCTTTGCAAGGTTTGGGGCGCACGGTAGCCCGAGCGACCGGCCTTCTGCCGATGGGATATGACCCGAATACGGGTCTGCCTTCTGAAAACATATTGATGGACGCATTTGATGCGGCGGGGTCGTTTACTGGCGCTGGCCTGCTTGCGCCGCGCCCTGCTAACTCGCTCGGGATGGGTGGGCGTATCGAAGACATGCCCCTGTTCCAGCAAATTGGAAAGCGCCCGATGTCTCGGGCCTTGCCCCCGGCTGAGCAGGCGCTATATGAGGCTGGCGCGGCTATGCAGTTGCCGCGAGAAAGTGGGGAGGGCCTTTTGCTTCCGCAGCGCGCCTATGATCTTGGCGCTGCGGAAGCTCGCGTGCTTGATGAGGGTCTGGCAGTTGATCCCGGCTTTCAGAACATGGCTGCACCGTTTATTCCTGCCGAGCAGACCGACACAGTGATCCGCGATGTTGGCACGCTTCTGCCAAGCGCCACAATTGATCTTCAGAGCTTGATTGGTCAGACGGCGAAATTGATGCCCGGCGACATGACGATGGCTGGTAAGGAAATCACGCATGTTATGGGCGTAAAGCTGAAGAACCCCGTCAGGATGCGGGGTGGAAAAGACTTTTCGGCTGAGCAGCTTTCCCGCGAGTTGGGGCTTGTTTGGGCGTCTGACCCCGCTGTGATCTCTGGATATGCGAAACAAGCGCGTGACAATCCGGGCCTTTTGGGGATTTACAGCGCTATGGGCGCGAGGTCTGGCGACTTTTCGCATCATGTGGCGGATGTTGTCGTCGATATGACGAAACAGGCCGATTGGATACCGAAGTCGGAGATCAAGCGCTTCGATGACGAGATGCGTAAATTTAAGGTTACAACGGAACGTGCTGACGGCACTAAAGTGACGACACAGCCGTTCGAGGACTTTCCCGGCATTTTGAGCGATAAGGTCGAGGCGTATATCTACAGTCCCGGCAAGGGTGGCGCTCGCAAGGCGATAGCTGACATTATGGAAAAGGCCAGCTATCGCAAGAAGGGTTTCCCTGATCTGTCTGTCATCCGCACTGTGGTTGCTGACCCCGAGATGCGCTACCGCGTGAACGACCCGTCCGCGATGATGGCGCCGACCGGCGGAAGGATTGTGCGGTTTGATGATGATCCGATGACCCCGACGGGTGGCGTGGGCAATATTCCGGTGTTTCACAAGACTTATCGTCAGGGCATCAGCGGCGAAGACCTCGGCGGCTTGGAGATGCCGGTCCCGCGCAGCCTGATTTTCCCTGAGTTTTTTGCTAATCGTCGCGCTGCTGACAAGGCGATGTCGTCTGATCGCCGCAGCGCCGAAATCAGCAACGTGCTGCAAACTATCACGCCTGAGATTGCTGATGATGTTTCGGTGTTTCAGGATATGTATCGTCGCGGACTGCTAGGAGATGTTTTCTAATGGCCCCACGCGCCCCTAAAGACCCCCGTCTAGCGCGCGCAGGCGTTAGCGGTTACAATAAGCCGAGGCGAACCCCGAACCACCCGCGATCATCGCATGTTGTTGTGGCGAGGGAAGGCGACAAGATCAAGACGATCCGCTTCGGCCAGCAGGGCGTCAGCGGGTCGCCGAGAAGAGAGGGCGAGAGCAGATCAGCCGCCGCGAGGCGCAAATCGTTTAAGGCGCGTCATGCGAAGAACATCGCAAAGGGCAAGATGTCAGCCGCGTACTGGGCGGATCGCGTCAAGTGGTAACCCGATGGCGCAGGCGCTTCGGGAACTGAGGCAACAAATCGTGAAGCCGCGCAAGGGGCGTGGCTCTTATTCAAGGAAGGACAAGCACGATGGGATACGGTAAAGGCAAGGGCATGAAGGGCGTCAAAAAGGGTGGCAAGAAGGGCGGCAAAGCCTCGAACGAGGTTCTTGGGAAGTACGCTGGCTAATGGGCAAGGGCGTCGCACATTACTTTCGTGATGGCACCCGCCACAAGGGCGGCACGCACAAGATGCCTGACGGCTCCCTTCACAGTGGCGCCCGGCACACTGCGTCGAGCAAGAAGCTGTTTCACTTTGGTCAGCTATCTGATGCTGCGAAGAAAAAAGCCAGAAAGAGGGCTTGATGGCGCGGAGGTTCCCCAGTGTCCCAAAAGACAAGAAAACCAATCTGCCGGAAAAATACCTTCGTGGCTCGCGCTCTCGTAGCCGCAAGGCAGCGGAGATTAAGCGCACCGCCAAAGCCTATAAAGAGGGGCGCAACATCGACGTGAAGAAGGTCAGCGCATCTCGCTCCGCACAAGCGAAGAGGAAAAAGAGACGTGGCAAAAGCTAAACCACTTTCCGAGGCGACGAAGAAGACGCTTCGCGAGAAAGCCAAGAAAGCGAATATGACCTATGGAGAGCTTTCGAGAGTATATCGACGCGGCCAAGGCGCATACCTATCTTCTGGCTCAAGGAATGTGCCAATGGCTGCGTGGGCTATGGGCCGGGTTAACAGCTACATTCGTGGCGACAAGGCTCGGACTGCGGACAAAGATATCTACAAGTCTGCGCGCTCTAGGAGTAAGAGATCATGATTAATTGTGGGAACTGCGGTCACCCGAAGCGCTGTATTCCTATGAATGTTTGCATTATGGGCAAGGTTCCTCCTGTTGACCCCGGCCCGACGCGCGAGCAAAAACCTCGGAACGTGAACACTAGCAGGGGCAATGTCCTGATGAAGGGTGACCAGCCTGTGGATGTGGCTCCTAAAAAAGCGGCCCCGAAAAAACGAGGTCGCCCCAAGGGCAGCAAGAAAAAGGCAAAGTAAATGACAGAGATGGACGACGTACAGCTTGGGTCGATAGTTAGTGGCGAGATCACTGACGCGCTGAACCACTTCGACAGTGAGTATACGCAGGATCGCCTGCGCGCACTTGACTTCTACCTTGGCGAGCCGCTTGGCAACGAGGTGGAGGGTCGATCTTCTGTCGTCGCCACCGAGCTTGCCGATACGGTTGAGGCGATCATGCCGAACCTGATGCGGGTGTTCACGACGAACGATAAATATGTGAGGTTTTCTGGACGCAGTGCAGAGGACCAAGAGGCGGCAGAACAGGCGTCCGATTACGTTAACTACATCATCCAGAACCAGTGCGATGGTTACAAACTGTTACATACCTTTTTCAAGGATGCTCTGCTGTTCCGCATGGGCGTTATCAAATATTTTTACGAGGAAGTCGAAGAGGTTGACGAGGAGGAGTATTTCGGCCTGAGCGAGCCAGAGATGGTGCTTCTGCTGAACGACCCAAACATCGAGATCGTGTCGCAGTCCGAGACTGTGATGTCGAGCTATACCGACGAGGACGGCACCGACGTGCCGGTCGATGTGCAGTACGATATGTCGGTCCGCGTCACGCGCAAGTCCGGTCAGATCAAGGCGATTAACGTGCCGCCAGAGGAGTTTCTTGTTTCGCGTCACGCCGTGTCGCTTGACGACGCGCATTTCGTCGCGCACCGCACCTCGATGACTGTGTCCGAACTTATCGCGATGGGCTACGACCGCGACATCATCGAGCAATACGCAGGTGAAAACGAGCTTGATACCGACCGCGAGGTGAACAACCGCTTCCAAGACCTTGAGGCGGCGACCGGCGTTGATCCGGCCGATCCGACCCTGCGCTCGGTTATCTATCATGAGTGCATCATGAACGTGGACTTCGACGGCGACGGTATTGCCGAGCGTCGCCGCATCTGCGCGATTGGTGGCGATGGCGCGTACATCCTGCACAATGAGCCGTGGGATCACATGCCGTTCGCGGTCTGCTCGCCGATCCTCATGCCTCACCGCCTGATCGGCCGGTCGATCTACGACCTAACCGAGGACTTGCAGGTCATCAAGACCACGCTGATGCGTCAGTATCTTGACAGCGTCTACAGCAGCACGCTGCCGCGCATGATTGCTGTCGAGGGACAGGTGAACCTCGATGACCTGCTCGACGGCTCCGCAGGCGGTGTGATCAGGGCGCGTCAGCCCGGCATGGTGCAGCAGATCACTGGCGCATCTGTGGGCGGCGAGATCAGGCCGCTGATGGATTACCTCGATAGCGTCAAAGAAAACCGCACCGGCATGTCTAAGGCTTCGATGGGCTTGTCACCTGATGCTTTGCAGTCCTCGAC